ATAGATTTCTCCTGCTGCAAGTCCAGTAAAAGTTTTAGTTACAGGGTCATAGGTAAAATCAAGACCAGCGCAAGGCTTATCGCCACTTGTGCAATCAACCCATTCGCCACCAATGTTTTCTATTGCCCATTGATAGTTGGCTACAATAACATCTTCAACAATATTGTTCTTAAGTCGTGCTGCATATTCACTCATACTTTAAACCTCACAAATACTCTGCCATTTGCACCATTACCACCGAGACCAGACGAAGTGTTATTTCTACCTGAGCCACCACTGCCGTTCACATTGCCAGCAGTGCCACCACTTACACCACCACCAGTTCCATAAGTAACTGATGTACCAGTAAAGGTGGAAGTAATACCTACGCCTGGTGTACTTGTAGTTGCGTTTCCACCAGCACCACCACCTGCACCACCATTTGCTGCGTCTTGTGTACTGAGTCCACCGTCACCACCAACAACACCAACACCTACGTAAAAAAGACCACTAAGAGCATCTCCTCCGTTTGAACAACCAGCACCGCAACCACCGTTACGAGGAGCAGCAGAACGTGATGGACCTCCACCACCTGCTGCGCCAACAAGGATTGAACCTAAAGATGTTTTTCCTCCAGTTGAACCAGGGGCACCAGAAGATGCCACACCACCTGCACCAAGAGTTATTGTTTGGTCTGCATCTAAATAAAGTGTCGCTATTGTAACTGAACCACCGCCGCCACCGCCACTTGAGTGCAAGGTCGTAGTTGTACTGCCTGCTGCGCCTGATGCCCCTTGAACAAGTACATCAAACAAACCTGGCTTAGTTACTGTCAAAGTAGCCGATGTAGTAAAACTTAAAAGTGTGTAATTAATTCCACCGTCCGTAATACTAGATTGCGTTCCACCTGTTGCGGTTCCATACCCAGTAATAGTTCCAGGCATTGTTGCTTTATTAAGAAAACTAATTGCCATTAGGAAATCTCCGAACCAAATACATTGAATGATAAATCAGCAGTTGAAGCGTAAACAGTTATTACATCAGTAGCAGTAAGAGTAATTCCAAGTGTTAATGCAGTTGTATCGCTAGGTGCAAGTGTTACATCGTAAGCAACATAATGCTGGTTAGCCAAGGTAGCACCAGCAGGGCGAATGGCAATGCGGTATGAACGTGAGATTGCACTACGGTTAGCCACAGTAATAGTTGAAACTATTGCTTGCTTACCAGAACCAACAGTGTAAATATCTGTAGCAGTTGTAGCACTAGGTGCGCTCTGTGCAAGAACCTTATATTCAAGTGCCATGTTAGGCTCCCATCATTAGAAATATACTTATGTTTTCTGGAATTGTTGACCAACTAGTATCATAATCTGTACTAGAATCTTTAGTTAATACTTGACCAGCAGTACCACCACTGGGAACAGCAACAACATTAGGTTCATCTGTATCATACCAAACAACTCCAGTTGTTCCTGGTGTGCCAGTTTGGAATACTATAGCGGTACTTCCAGTAGAACCAGTTGGTCCAGTCGGACCAGTTGCACCATCAACACCAATGGTTCCGTTTGTACCTGTGGCACCAGTTGCTCCTGTAGGTCCAGTAGGACCAGTAACAATTGAGTCAGCACCAGTAGAGCCAGTGGCTCCAGTAGGTCCTGTAGCCCCTGTAACGCCCGTAGGACCCTGTACAGTGCTGTCTGCACCCGTAGGACCAGTGGCACCTGTAATGGATGCACCCGTGGCTCCTGTGCTTCCTGTAGGACCAGTTACACCTTGGATGCCTTGTGAGCCTGTGGCTCCTGTTGCACCAGTGGGTCCTGTGACCCCTTGAATACCCTGGTCACCTTGCGGTCCCGTAGGACCTGTCGTACCCGTAGGTCCCGTTGCTCCCGTACTACCCGTAGACCCAGTGGGACCAACACTACCTGTTGCCCCTGTTGGACCTGTCGGTCCTGTTGAGCCAGTAGAACCAGTAGCACCAGTGCTACCCGTAGGACCCGTTGCACCAGTGGAGCCAGTTGAACCTGTTGGTCCTGTACTTCCTGTAGGTCCTGTCGGACCTGTAACACCTTGAGTTCCTTGTGGACCTTGGTCGTTACTAATAGTAACAAGTGTTTCAATGGTTGAACTTTCACCGATAGTAACATCAACAACTGTTTCTTCAATAGTTACTGTTGTAGCCATTACTGTGTCACCTGTGCTTTAACAATAAAGCGACCTTCAAGTATGCGAGTAACTTGTCCACCAGAAGAAGTAAGTTCAATATCATATACCCAACGACCAGGAGGCACGGTGTTCATTGTTGTAGCAGAAACTGTTACTGCCACATTTCCAGAGGAGTTCATGGTAGCAGAAGTAATGTTAAGTAGTGCTGTAGAACTGTTAGTAGAACGGCGAACCTGCATAGCAAAGGTGTAGCCAGTTAGATTCCATGGAGTACCATCAGTTGCAACTGTAAAGTTCAAGTTAAAGGTAGCACCTTGGTCGGCTACAATGTTGTAATTACCACTCATAGTTCATCCTTAAGATGTAATGTAATATGTTCATCTAAACGCTTTTCAATCCTGTCCACCGTACGAGCAATGTCTGGAAGACTACGACCACCATTAGCCGTGGGCTGGATAGGATATGTCTGTTCTTTAATAAAGTTCTTAAGTGGATTAACAATTAACCACTTGCCTAACATGGCAATAATTCCTAAGGCTAGAGAAACTACGGACAGGGATTCTACTAATGTCATGTCGTAATCACATCATAGCCAGCAGCCTCAAGGTCATTCTTTTCGGCTAGGGTTACCGGGTATTCATGTCCACCTAAGTAGACAACATCAGCAAGGTCTAGGTCATCTTGTGCAGGAAATCTATCTTCGTACCAATCGCCGTCAATGCGAAATACACTAACGCCTTGTTTGCGTGTGTATCTGGCAAACAGCCAGTTACCACCCATTGGTCCTTCATCAACCACTGGTGGTACAAATAGATATCCCATTACTTTTCCTTATATGTTAGAAACATAACCCCATCCCTAAACCCATTATATGATTTAGGGATGAGATTAGCATTGCTAATTAGCCAAGTGCTGAAGCGGACTCAATACGGTATAGCGCATCGTTGCGGTATACTGCGTGTCCTAGAACACCGTACCAACCGATTGGACGCTGACGCATCAAACGGTCAGTAACTGGGCCAATCACTACGTGTGGTTCTTCGGCAACTGCTTCTGCAAGTGCTTGCTGACCAGCAATGAAGGTACGGTAAACGTTGATGCTAGAAGCACCGTCGCCACTCTTCTTCAAACGTGGAGATTCTACGAAGTAGGCACCTTCAAAGTTACCAATTTCGCCAGCCCAGATGTTATCTGCTGCTGAGTACTCGTGAGGCAAACGCCAGTTGGCAGAGCCACTCTGAGCGCGAAGGTCATGAGATACTTCTGGGTGGATACCAGCCCAGTACATTGAACCCTTGCGGCCATTAGCCTTGTTAGTGCGCAACTTAGCAACAGCCTTGCGGATATCTGCAGCAGTGATTGTGTCATCTGAAGTGATACCTGAAGTAGTTGTTGCTACGGTTGAACCACCAGTTGCATAGATAACATTGGTACCAGTTAGAAGTGCAGTCTGGGCAAGGTCATCAATACTGTCAGCCATGTTGAATGCAATGATATTTGCAACAGCAGGGTCAACATCAGCAAGTGACATCAACTGTAGTTTACGGCTTACTAGAGTAGCGTTACCGTATTCGTTTAGTGTGATGTTCACGATGCTTGGGGTTGAAAGAGCAACTGCTGTTGGGTCTACCTCTTCAGATAGAGCAGTAGTTGCCTTTGCCATGTCGGTGTAAATCTGTAGTGCTACAGATGAACCTGGCATTGCCTGACGAGCAGGCTTCTTGTCTGCTACGGAACGTAGCAATGGGGTTGCGCGAAGTTCAAATTCAACAAGGCGGTCGTATGCCTTCTGAACTAGACCTGCGGCGTTTGATGGTGTGAAAGCACCAACGTTGTTAGCGGAAGCGTAAGCGCCACCACCAAGTCCACCGTTAGTTGCTGCACTACCACCGGATAAGCCTGTTACAGCCATGATTATTCCTTAGGGGTTAGTTTGATTTGCGATTATTCCGCACCCTGAGAGTAGAGGTAATTTAATAAGTCCTCTGCACTCTGTGCGTTGTTGACCATGCTGAACGCGTCGTTCACATCGTCTGGAGTTAGTGCGCCTGATGCGACCATATCCATTTGTCGAAGAGCACCTAGGTCTTCAGAAGACACAGGGCTTTCTTTGGCTTGTGTCGCAAAACCGAATAGTTCACCATTGTCGTTCAACCATTCACTGATGGAATCAGCAGATAATTCAATATCTCCTGGAATGAACTTGGCAACCTTTGGGTTGACACCTTTCTCATTTAAGACTTGGCTGATAGTAGACTCACGTTGGAACTTGCGCAAA